GGCTATAATGACTGGTAAGATACCTACCACTATACCTTATGATAAATTGTGGGAAGTATTTGATGAATCTGCTAGATTGAATGGTTTCTCTTTTAAAGTTTCTATACAGTTATTCGGTATCCTTATCTCAGGAATATGTAGAGATCCTAATGACCTGAGTAAGATGTTTAAGGAAACTTCTATGAATGATATGAATCATTATAGGCCAATCTCAGTTACTATGGTTCCTAAGTATATCTCACCTTATACTGCTATCACATCTGAGAATTGGGATGAGGCATTACGTGCAGCTATCCTTATGAGAGATAAGGAAGATGTACCCGATTCACCTCTTGAGAAAATAATGACACGATAGAGTCAATTATGTTCTCAGCACTATAATTTTTAACATACATATAAAAATTATGCGCAATTTTATTGTGTTATAATGACAATGATTACATGATTTAAAAGATCAAAAAATTTAAAAAGGAGGAATAGAGAATGTATCCTGCTACAATTTTTAATTGGCATGATCTTTCCGAGATTAGAACAGATGTTGTTCCCGAGAATCTCGATGATGCGCCCTTATTTATGCAGGTTTTTTCCTGTGACAAGGGTACAGAAGAGCTGATCGAAATCTCAGGTAACGATTTTGCTAATATGTATGGTACAATGAGCTTTGATAGACATGGTCAAAGTGCTATTCAGGCTCAGAATATTATCAATAATGGCGGACGTCTCCTGGCAAAAAGAGTTGTTGCTAGCGACTCACTTCTTGCTAACGTTGTCATTGTTGCTAATGTTACTGCTAACTCTGGTCAGGTAACTGTAAAGTGGACCTCACAGAGTATCTCTGGATGCAAGTCATTCAAAGAGGTTAAAGAAGCAGCTCTCAATCTGTTGGATGCTGAAAGCGGAATTTATCCGTTGTTCATCTTCTCCGATAATGGTAGAGGTGTATCAAGAAAGTCTATAAGACTTAACCCTGATTATACTACTTCCAAGACTATCGGTAAGATGTTCTATACGATGTACGTATATGAAGGATCTGCTATTGATGAGCAGCTTTCAATTTCATTCGATCCTACAGTTGTTTACAATGATCAGGCTTATAGACTTGATGAGTATACTAATACTCAGGTTACAGGTCTTGTAGATGACACTGTATACGAAGCATACCTTGCAAAGGTATCTGAAGCTCTTGATCTTTCACCTGCAGATGTTAGAACCAACGATCTTATCTTTGGTTATACTAATAGAGGAAAGACACTTCCTGGATTCAATGTTGATCAGGAATCTATCGATCTTGATTCGGATGCTGGAATCCCTCTTGCTGGTGGTGATAATGGTTCATTTGGTGATGCTCCTGTTGGAACAGCAGCTTGGGCTGCAGCTATCAAGGAACTCTTTGATGGTCTCTTCACAAATGAGATTTATGATGTAGATTCACACAAGATTGCAGCTATTCTGGATGCTAACTATCCGAAGGAAGTAAAGGATTCTATTGCTGAGTTTGTTAATTTCCGTCAGGATTGTGTATTCCTTCGTGACTACGGTCTTGGTCTTACTACATTCCTTGAGATCAAAGAGATGCATGATACCCTTAATGAAGATTATTCTTCAAGGTATATTGCTGACTACGTAACTTCTTACATGATCAAAGATCCTACAACTAGAAAGAATATTGAAGTTACTATGACATATGATATGGCAGCTCTGCTTCCTAATCATATTTCTAATAACGCATTCAGCCCTATGGCTGGAACATACAATGGATTTATCCTTTCTAGTGCTATTAAGGGAACGACTAACTTTACTCCTATCAATAGCCCTTCTGTTAACCAGAAGGAAGCTATGGATGAGATTAGAGTTAACTATGCTGTATTTGAAGATAATGACTGTGTAGTACAGTGCTGCTATACATCTCAGGCTCCTTATACACAGCTGAGCTATCTGAATAACGTTATCGCTATTCAGTACGTACTCCGTGCAGTTCGTACAGCTTGCCCTCGTCAGAGATATGCTCTTGCAACAGGTTCTGACCTTACAAGTTATGCTAATGCTGTTAACAAGGTACTTGAGAAGTTCAACAATAACTTCGATATTCTGAACTTTGTATATAACCAGGATACACTGAAGGCTGCTCAGAAGATCTTCTATGCTTCAATTGAGTTCGCATTCCTTAACTGGGCTCAGACCGAGATCTTTGACATTTATGCTATTAATAACGAATAAGGAGAAAGGAGTATAGATAATTATGGCAAACGCTAATAATTTATTCAATAATTACACCATTACTCCTCGAAGCCTTACTGAGTATACAGCATTTCGTGGAGTAACTGACTTTACAAACATTGGTCAGTTTGATCAATATGAATCTGGTTATCAGTTTCTTGAAGTAATCTCTATGCCTTATTGGATTCAGAAAGATTCTTCTATTAATGTATATGCAGAGTCATTTAAGCACATGCTTGAGTTCGAGTTCCGTGGTCTTGAGGGACTTCCTGATCTTAACTCTGATGCATTTACTATCACTGATGGTATTAATGAGCTTAGAATGATCAATAAGGTTACCATGGATACTAGTGTTGAAATCTCAATGCAGTATTTCGAGAAGCGTGGTTCACTGATCACAAAGTTCTCTGAGTATTACCTTACAGGTCTTAAAGACCCTAAGACTCAGGCTAAGACATATCATGGTCTTATTGCAGATGGTACCGTAGCACCTGGACTTGAGAACGAAGTATTTACTATGCTTTACTATGTAACGGATAATACAATGCTTCGTCTTGAGAGAGCTGTCCTTTTATGCAACTGCCAGCTTACAAAGGCTGAACTCTCTATGTACAATGGCTCTAGGGATAATATTAGTAACAAGGAAATGACAATCTCCTTTAACTGCTTCCCTGTATATGGTAAAGAAGTTGATAAAGCCGCTAATTATCTTCTTCAGAACATTACTGGTGTTTCAGTTACTAATAGCAACGGTGTTGTTAAGTACAATGGACCTAAGTCTGTTGCAGGCGCTCAGAATACAGTACTTGATTCTTCAAGCTATCGCTATGGAATCATGGATAAGGGTCAGCCCGATACTGATATTCTTGATCCTGAAGCTAAGCTTTCAAAAGCTATCTCATAAAAATACGAGGAGCAGGGTTAAATCCCTGCTCCTCTTTGTTTTTTATGATCCAATTCACAAGCTATTAATGACTCTATATAACATAAGGAGAATTACTATGAAGAAACTATTTTGTATTATAGGTAAAACAGGTGCTGGTAAGACCACATTATTAAATAGCTTAATGAGGAATGGTATATCAGAATACGGGGTAGAGAGACTTGTATATAGTACTACAAGACCTCCCAGATTTAATGAAGTAAATGGTATAGATTATAACTTTATATCTAATGATACATTTGAAGAATTATTAGAGAAGGATGAATTGATAGAATATCGCCAGTATTATACAGAGAATAATGGAATGGTGTTCTATTTTACAGATAAAAAATCATTATCAAAAGATGTTAATTATATATGTGCTCCTAGTATAGAACAGCTGAAATCGTATATAGATATATTAGGACCCGATAGTATCTACATAATCTATGTAAAATGTCCTGTAGATATCAGATTTAGAAGAGTTGCTGAGAAAAGAGCAAAGTCAGAAGATGACTTCTATGAATTGTGTAGAAGAGTTATCCAGGAAAGAATAGATTGGAAAATAGCAGATAATATTCTTGCAGGAATACATCCTGATCATATAATGGTTACAGATAATAATATTGATGTGGAAAACTTCGATATGTTATATCATGATACTAAAGCATGGATTGAAGTTAAAGCGCTTAGATAGATATAAGCCCACATTATATTAATATTTTGAAAGGAGGGTCTATCAAATGCCTAGTATTCAGGAAGACAGTAATGTTCAGAAAGAACAACGTCGACAGACTAGAAATATCAATAAGCAGATTGATATTCTTGATAAAAAGATAGACAGCTTGTATAAAGATATCTATATATCTAGAACAGATAATAGAAAAAATCTAGATGATATAATCGACAGTATTGATAATACTATTGATAAACTTCAAGGAGCTGATTACAATGCATCAGGTATTAGCGAGCTATTAAGACGTGTAGATCAACAAGAGAAGTCTAATAGTACTAAACTAATGAAAAGTGTATCTGAGTTATTTGAGAATGAAAACGTTGTTGGTAATATCATTATGAATGATGACGTTCATCGTTTTATATCTGCTCAGAACTACAACTTTGATCTTATATGTAAATATCTCCCTAGACTTCAGGATGCATTAGAGATTAAGAGAGATAACGTACTCTGTGCTGATAGTTTCGATAAGGAATATCTATTCCCTCAGTCACCATCTGTTTCTAAAGATGAGATTAATATCTTCAATGCTAATGTGGATAAGATAGAAGCTGAGTATGATATATCAGATTTCTTAGATGATACATATATGAAGGTGTCTAAGTATGGTGAAGATTTCATCTACATAGTACCATATCCGGTAGCATTTGAGAGAATGATAAAGAGACAAAATCGTAGAGGTGAGAATGTTCCTTATGCTGGATCTCCTACTAGATTATTTGAAGGATATTCTCCTCAGATGGATATAGTAACTGAAGACTTCGGTTCCTCTAGAGAATTCATTTCATTTGCTAAAGATATTCAAGGAGAACTTGGTGAGTATGCAGAAGCTGCTCTTGATAAGATGCCTGAGTTAGGATCTGTTAATCTCTATTTCAATACTACAAATGTCATCCAGAATCCTCTTCAGGAGTCTACTACTATAGAATCCATATATGAAGAAGAACGTTTCAAATCTATGCATTCTATATATGAGTCAGGATCTGGATTAACTTCTGTATTCAATAATAAGATTGCTAATAAGGGAAAGATAGATATGTCTACCATGTCTGGTTTACAGAATAATGATGGTCTTATCTTATCTAAGTCTAATATAGATCCTGATAAAATCGATAAGGATATGCTGGGTGCTGTATTAGAGAGAATTCCCAGAGAGAATATCATTCCGGTATATATGGGTAAAAAGTGTGCTGGATATTATTATCTTGAATTTGCTGATGATCCTAGTGCTTGTGGATTCTGTGGTGGGCATCATGCTATGCCTGGTATTGGTAATGCTAATCAGTATCATTATGAGATGACAGAAGATCAACAGGAGTTAGCAATTAGATTTATTTCTTCTCGTATATCTAGATCTATTGATACTAAGTTTATCAATGCTAATAAGGATCTTAAGGAAGAAATATATGCAGTACTCCGTTACAATGAGAAATTCGATATTTCCCGTACTAATAATATCGGAGTAACTTTTATTCCTGCAGAAGATATTGTACATTGCTACTTTAAGCAGGATGAAGTTACACATAGAGGTATCTCTGATCTTCAGAATGCATTGGTTCCTGCAATGCTTTACATTCTTCTTTATCTTACAGATATCATTGGTAAGATTACTCGTTCTAATGATAAGAGATTATACTACGTTAAGCAGAATGTAGAACAGAATACTGCACGTACTATGATGAATGTAGTAAATCAGATCAAAAAAGGTAATATGGGTATTAGACAGATAGAGTCTATGAATAATATCCTTAATATTGTCGGTAAGTATAACGATTTGCTTATTCCTCAATCCCAATCAGGAGAAAGTCCCATCCAGTTCGACATTATGCAAGGACAAGATATACAGACTCCTACGGACATGCTTGAGAAGATGGAAGAGGCTGCTATTAATACTATCATGCCGTATGAACTTGTAAACAGTACTATGCAACAAGATTTTGCTATTAGATACTCTATGAGTAATAATAGATTCTTACGTTCTATAATAACTCGTCAGAGGAAGACCCAAAAGTTCTTTACTAAGATTTATACTCCACTGTATAATTATGAATTCGGCACTAATTATATGGAGATAAAGATAGTACTTCCTCCTCCGATTGTATTGATTCTTCAGAATAACTCACAGTTGTTTGATAATGTATCACAAATGGCTGATAAGATTTCTGATATGGAATTGACTGGTGAGAATGATGAAGAAATCAAACCTGTATTCAAGAAGATGTATGTAAGAAAGACATTGAGTTCTTATATGGATTATGAAATGATAGATAATCTTATTGATCAGGCTAAGGTTATGGTAGAAGCAGCTAAGACTCCTGCAGTAGAAGAAACAGATGATGATGTTAATGATATGATGGACGATAGTCTGTAACATTAAAATAATCAATTATCGTGAATTATTCTTGTTTTCTGTCATGTGTAATCCTTTCTTTGCTATGTCCCAGAGGTGGCCGCGACCTCTGGGACAGAATTTTTATTATGGCAGCCTATAACAGGGAAAGACCCATTCAGTAAGTTTTTATGTAATAATTTATTATACAATAAACTAATATATAAAAACTTTTTAAAGGAGGATTATTATGGTAATTTCATCTGATGAATTAATCAAACAGGGACTTCCCAGAGAAAATGCTAGAGGAATCAATGTTAGCAACAATAGGTTTTATGAATTTCCAGAAGAAAATATTCTGGTTATAAAATCTAGAAATGATCTTATAATGACAGATCTGGACAAGAAACACAAGATTGATTCTAGAACTTGGAGATGTAATAATGAAGGATACCCGGTTACATCTATTACATCACAAGGTGTAGAGATGGGAATTAAATTATCTAGGGTTATAGCTAATTGTACCGACGAGAATAAGTATGTCAAATATATCAATGGTAATCCCAAAGATAATAGGGAATCTAATCTACAAATAGATGATAAGAAAAATGTATTAGCTTGTAGAGGAGACAGTATTAAAGAGATTCATAATAAGAACGGTACCAATTCATATCAGGTAAGAATTAGAGTAGATGGAAAAAGAATCAATAAAAACTTCCCTACATATGAAGAAGCTTTTAATCAAAGGAAAGCATGGCTGAAGGAGTACAAAGGTATAGATTTAGATAATCAGCCTGTACCTGATAATACTACTTATAATAGAATATGTGATGAAATACGTTCCAAAAAGCCAGCCGTATCATTTAATGATGAAAAACTTCAACAGAAATATTATTTTACCGACGATTAAAGACAGACCTCTTAGAGAAATAAATCTCTAAGAGGTAATTATTAAGAAAATTAACACTATAATACTTATCCTTATAAGAAAGGAGGGTATTATTTTTATGGCTGTAATGCAACAGATAATGCAACCGAGAATGATATACATACATAAAGAAACAACGAACCAATCATTCTTAGATATGCATTACTACTTGAAAAATAAAGGAATTAGAAACAACGATTTCTTTCTCGCTTTATTAGATACAGATTTGAGAGGAGTAGATCCTAGAGATCCTCACCTTTCAAATCATATGAAGATAAAAATATTACAAGAATGCAGGAATAATTATTGGTAAACAGAAAATGCCCCATATTGTAGTAATACAGTATGCGTATTCTATCGAATTGCTGGAAAAGGCTAAAGCTCTTCTGCCTATATGGAGATGAAAATCAGAAACAAGTGAAGAGATAGACTATGCTGAAATAAAAACTATCTTATGATAGTGCTACAGTCTACTAACAATGTTTCATCAGCATCCTCAATAATGAGGTTCAACGACTATCCCGTTAGCGGGAGTAGATCCAAGCGGATCGAAGTGATAGAATATCCTATTATAGGATAATGATATAGTCTCAACGTTCAGGTAACACCTGAAGAAGCTTAATAAGCTATATTGGAGTAGCGAACCAATATGAAGGATTTGATTTTTTGAGAGAGATAGTTAGAGTAGTTGATCAAGGTGGTAGTGTGGAAAGCGGTGCCAAATATAGGCTTCATCGTGGCAACCTTGCTATGAATTTTCTATTTATTCTCAATTACAATATGTTCGTAGAGATGCCCAGACAGTTCGGAAAGACCATAGCAGCAGTATGTCGGTATCTATGGGTGTATAACTTTGGTACTACTAACTCGACTATTATGTTTATGCATAAAGATCACAATGGATCTAAAGGTAACCTTAAAACATTAAAAGCTTTAAGAGATGCTCTTCCTTCTTATTTACAAATGTCTTCTGCTGTTAATAATGAAGGAAAGAAACTTAAGGTTCCTAATACTGTAGTCACTATACAGCATCCGTTTAATAATAATACGATTGTTACTATGCCATCAGCAAGAACTCCTGATGCTGCTAATAACCTCGGTCGTGGTGCTACTATGCCTTGTCAGTACTATGATGAGTTTGCTTTCATGCCTTATAATAAGATTGTATATTTGGCAGCAACGCCTGCATTTTCTACAGCATCACAAAATGCTAAAAGAAATAATGCTCCCTATGGAATATTGCTTACTACAACACCTGGTGATCTTCTTACAGATAGTGGACAGTATGCTTATGACATCAGAAATAATGCAACTAGATGGCTAGAGAATTACTATGATTATACATTTGAACAATTAGAAGGTCTTAGAGCTGCTAATACTCAGAATGATTTCTTCCTTATTAGTTTCACTTATCAGCAATTAGGTGCTAGTATGGAATATTTCAATCGAATGGTTAAGCAAATGAACAGAGATTGGCCAGCTATCAGACGAGAGATTTTGCTTGAATGGTCGGAGACTTCTACCAATTGTCCGTTCTCACAAGAAGACCTTGATATTATTAAACAGCATCTTAAAGAACCAATTAGAACTCTTCTATTTGGTCAGTTTGGTCAATACCAATTTAATATATATGAGGATCTTGACTTATCTTATCCTCCTATAGTAGGTGTCGATGTTGCCGGTGCTACTTTTAATGATGCGAGTGCTATTACAGTAATAGATTCTCATACTACAAGAGTATGTGCTACCCTTAATTGTAATTTCATTCCTGCAGATGATTTAGCAGATGTTTTATATCAGTTAGTTACTAAGTATATGAATAATGCTGTAATTAACATCGAGCGCAATGGTGGCTTCGGGCTTGCAGTTATACAACGTCTGTGTAAGACTTCTGTTAAACGTAACTTGTATTGGGAAATAAAAGATAGAGTTATAGAAGAAGCATTTGATGGCTATCGTATGCGGAAACAAAATAGAAAAGTCAAAGTATATGGTACCAACTCTACTAAAGAAGTCAGAGCTAGACTGATTGAACTTCTGATGGAAAGAGTAATGTATCATAAAGACAAGTTTGTTGCTCCTATACTCCATCATGAGATGCAAGGAATGGAAGTTAAGACTAATGGTAAAGTTGAGCATTCAGATAACTCACACGATGATCAATTATTTTCATATATGCACGCACTTTATGT